GGTAGATCGCGCTTCGGGTGTGTTGAAGCCGGTGAAACGCACATCTTGCAAGAGGAAGGACTTAATCCAGGGGGGAACCACGCACCAGCGGCCTTGCTCTGGTATCAAGGCTTCTGTGAGCTTCTGTCCCAAGATGACCATGTAGTCATACACGGTTTGACCGCCGCCGACGTTGGCCTGGGTTGGCAGTGCTGGCACGGTGGGCGAGCCTGCGGAGCCGATGGTGTTGGCTGCTATAGCGTCAGTGTAGAAACCAGCATAATACTGATCCATGGTGTCTTTGAGGCGATAGGCTGCCCACAGCATGGCCTCACCCATGACTTTGGGCTGAGCTTGCGCGGCGTCTACATCATCGATGACAAAGTTATAGCTTTTCGCCTGCGTGATGGCGAGCATGGTTTGGGCATCGGTCAAACTTTGCGCGGCGGTGATGTCGGTGTCTTTGACGTAGTTGGAGATGGTGATATCGCCAATGGCATTGATCTTGACGGTATCTCCCATCTGGGCGATTTGGCCTTCGTAGTCGTCATTGAAGAGGGCACCATAGACGAGGTTTTTCCTCAGAGCAGCGAGCAGTGAATCCGCCCAGATCTGAGGTATGAACGAGTTGAGAGACAAAGTTATTCATTCCTTTCCCGCTTGTAAAGAGCGGTCAAAAGGTGTTCATTCGTATCGTGTGTGCTACCCTAGCACGTTGGGTTAGAACCTATGCGGGTTGTTGCGCTGAAATGTCGAGATCGATTGCCGTTGCTCATCGCTCATAGCATTGTACTGAGCCGGTGTTATGGTTGCGATATAGGCATGGGAGAGCGCCGGTAATCCCGTTGTCAGCGATCTGCTCGGATTGGTTGCGCCTCCACCATTAGAAGGTGCTGGTTTGGTTGTACCCAAGAGTTCTGGCATGTCGTCCAATAAGGCTTTGAGCAAGGGTTTCACGTTGGTTGGGATGCCGTTCTCATGCTCGATGTCAGCACCAAGTAGCCGTGCTACTTTATCGAGGTTCTTGAGTGGTACCCCCGCCTCTGCTGCCTGTAGCCGCACCTCATAGTTGATAAGTCGAGTTTCAGCGGCTTTGGTCGCCGTGTCATGTTGAGATTGTAAGTCAGCCAGTTTCTTTTCCAGCTTCTCTTTTTCTGAGCGGTTGGCGTCCTCTAAATCGGCCTTGAGCTTATCAAGTTCTTCCGCTTTCTCGCGGTTATCTTTGGCCTCTTTATTGGCGCGGGCTAAGGAAGCCTTGAGACGGTCAATCTCTTTTTGGGTAGCGTCATCTGATGGTGGTTTGGTTCCTGGCGTCTCGCCAGTAGCCGTTGCAGGCGTCTCGCCCGCGTTGGGGGCCGTTCCGTTTGGCGTCTCGCCTTCTGGAACGGTTGTTGGTGTCGTTGTCATAATGATACATCCGTTCTTACTGGTTGTCAAGCAAGCAGTTTAACCGACCGCGCCCGCGTACACCTTGATGGCCCCTGCTGGTATGTTGATGAGTCCATTCTTGCCCACCTGAAAGGCGCTTGGCATGGCACCTACCACGTTGGGCGTGCCTCCGGTGGCTGCTCCAAACAGTCCCCAACCGACGATCTGGCCGGCATTGGCATTGGTGAGCTGGATGTTGGTAACCGCCGTGTTGGAGGCGTAGCGGCGTCCGGTGGCCCCGTCAGTGGCAGGTGAGCCAAAGGTAACGGCTGGACGTGTGCCGGTGGCTTCTGTGCCGCCCGTGCCGCTATCGTTGGGCATGGAGCCAATGTAGAGGGCGAGGAAGACACCGGCTGGCGGTGCTGGATGCGTCGTGCCTGCGGTGAAATAGGCGATCTGCGCATCGTGATACGTCGTGTTAATGCCCATAATGGTTATCCTTTCTTCTTCGAGACTTTCTTCAAGTTCGGGTTGGCTTTCTTGGCAGCCGGTGATGCCTTGCGTGCTGCATTGGCGGCGATTGCACCGGCGGCTTTCATGGATACGCCGGATTTGGCTGCGATGCTCTTCTGTACGGCTGCAAATCCTGGGTGTGCTTTATTGGCCATTGGTTGCTTGCTCCTTTCAATTGACTCTCGTCTCTTTGACATGCTTGATAAGTGCCAGTTGGTTCTTCTTGGCGGCTATGGACTCGGCTACCAACTCGTTCATCAGAGCCTCATGCTTGGCTAGCCAATCGCGGCAGACGGCGTTCATGGTAGCCTCATCAATGGCGACCTGCGACATGGCGATGTTGGGAGCTGCCAGCACGGTGACAATCATGCTGGTCGGTTGGACGCTCAGTTCTAATCGCGGATAGGTTGGCTGCTGTATCTCAAGCGGTCTATTCCCGTTGGGATGACGTTGGACAAACTCTTCTATTGGGTTATGGTTCATGATTTCTCCGGTGCTTCAATGACTTCTAACGATTGCCCTTTTGCGAGATGGATTATCACCCCGCCGATGCGCTGCTCATTGAGCATTCTAGTGATCTCTTGAAGAGACGCATCAGTGACATTTTCCCCGCTCACTACGAGCAAATATTTGTGATCGGGTTTGAGTTCAATCACGTTGCTGACGGCTTTTAACGGCTCGTTCATGGCTGTTGCCCTCCATTAGCAGGTTGTTGCTGTCCAGTTTGTGGTACTTGCCCTGGCTGGTTTGCTTGCCCTGGTGTCCCTGGTGGCAATTGTTGCGGTTCAGGCTTGGGCATGAGCTTCTGCTTGACTTTCGCCTCTTTGGCAACTTTTTGCATCTCTTCATCAGCATTATAGCCAAGCTCTGCCATATACGTCGCCTTCGAGACGCCAAGCTTTTCCAGTACCTCAGCCGTTTGTGCAGCCATGAGGTCATCAATCGGGAGCAGGTTCTGAAACTTCAAGCCAATCGGGTAGTCCTCGTAGCGTGCAACATCAATCTTGCCTGAGACAATCAGCGCAGCTCTGCTAATCTCCCGAATAACTCTTCCATACAACCTCTGTTTTTGAATGGTTTTCTCCATCAATGGCTGCAATAACAACTTGAGCGCCACGCCGCTAATCGTGCCTCTTGGCAAGCTCTCCAATCGTCCAAGGGCCACACCAGGCACCCTGCTCTGCTCATCCATGTTATCCAAGATCAGCTTAATCAGGTCAAGCGTGGAGCGTAAATCGGACTGAATGGGCAAGGATTGCAATTTGCTATCAGGTGATGGCAGTATCAATATCTCATCCACGCTGATCTTGATTTCTTCTGAGCGCACGCCCGTTGCATAATTCTTGGGATGGGCGTGAAACTCGATGATCTTGGCGGCATTACTCTGTAAGAAATTGATGATCTTGTTTTGCCCGATTAAATCAGGGGTGAGATCAGGCATCCCCCAGGCTTCATTCGGGTTGGGCAAGTTCTGATTGGTGAAGATCGGCGCGAAGGGATAGGGCCATACTTGCACCGCGCCCACCGGCTCCCAGACGGTGTGGCTGCCCGCTTGCCCGCGCCGGATGTAGTTCCTGATCGTCCAGTAGTCGTCAAGGTCGTACTCACCGGCGAAGGCGTCGGTATGATCGGGGTCTACCCTGGCAATGATTTGCTTTTTCTGGTGATCGTCATTGCCAGGATATTCGATGATATAGGCTAAGTGCAACTCACAATCATCGGGGTCGGTCACGATACGAATGAGGTTGGGGTCAAGGGTGACTAATCGGGGGAATTTCATGCTTGGCTGTGCTGGAATGAGCTTGACGAAGTTCTGACCGCACACGCCGCCATTGATATCCCACTTGGAGAGCATGGTCATTTGATCGTCATCATCCCCCCACAAACCATCTAAGAAGTCCTGTATGGGCGTTGGCTTCTCTGGCTTGGTATCGAGTGTCGTGTCAGGTGAAGTAGGGTCTGTTGGCTCTGTGGTGTCCTCTGCATCATCCTCTACTTGCTCTTCGGTGGCCTCAATCTCTAGCACATTGCCAAAGAGGAACGAGACGCCCTTGTTGACAATCGGCTCGCACCGGTTGCTAATCACGTTATGATCGGGCTTGCCTTTTTTGACGACAAGAGGCGGTTGGAACTCGCCCCGGTAAGCCTTCCAAGCACTTCTGATTCTCTCCTTCCTTTCAAGGTCAGCATGGGGTGTTGGTGCCTGGGCCAGTGTTTGCGCGGCGCTTTGGTTGGTGGATGGTTGATAGGCGGGTGCAATCATGGCTGTAGTTCCTTCTCGCTAAATGCCTCATGGAAGGCTTGTGGAACGGGTACGCGCTCAGGGGGGAGAAATTCACCCCAGCCCTCATGCCCAAAGCAAACCGGCTCAGTCGAGTCGCTGACATAGAAGCTATAGGTGATCGTCAACGACCCTTCCTTGACCGTTTGTGGTTGGGTATGTGGAACGATGCGCCTATGACATATCTGACAGTACCGCTTATTCATATGACACCTCACGACCAGGGGTTTCTAATATACGAGACGGTGTGAATGGTCAAGTCAAAGTACGCACATAAGTAGCGGCTGGCATCAAGCGCGTGATCGTTCTCTTTGACCGGCTCCTCTTTCGCGCCGCTTGCATCTTGTCTCCACACGTAACTATCCGGTTCTTCTTCCAGACACGTCGGTTTCTTTGCCCTTGCCAGTTCCATGTCACGCTCAATCAGGCAATCACGCATCACCATGAAACGCGGCTTGCCATCACCTGCTGCTCTGAAACGTGAGGCGGTGGCCTGAATGCCATCACTGACGGTCTTCTTGGCAGGCGTGGTATAGAGGCCGGTGTGACGTTCAAACGTGGCACGATCTTCGGCGTCGTGGTCGCAAATCACATCTCTTGGCAGAGGGTCGGCCCACTCAGGCGGCCGTGTTGCATATTTCGGGTGTGTCTTGGGTAACAAGTGATACCAGCCACTTGCGAGCAGGATGGTGAGGGCGTGATCTTCCACGAGTCGCTTTGTCATGTACAACTGGCGGTAAATGATGATACGCCCGTCAGGGTCTACAGCCGCCCAGAGACAGACAAAGGGATGAGTGAATCCAAAGTCGATCACTAGGTAACGCGGGTATTCGGGCTTGACTTCCGCTTTAGGTATCACATTTCTTGCTCTATCCCAGGAGTCTTCGTATACTGTTCCAGTAGCGGCCGACCAAATTCCATAACGCAATCGTGCCAATCGCACACCCGTCAAGCCACCAAGGATTTCAAAAATATAGCGGTAGCCCTCTTCTGTCCATTGTCCTGCTTTCGCATCATAGAAACGTGGGTTATCCTCGTGCCTGGATAGTAACCTCGTGGTTGTACCCGCGTTCATGCGCTGATTTAACCAGTGTTCGGGCGGGCCTGGATTGACATCGAGAATGAGTTGATGATAGGGCATTTTGCCGTGACGCAAACGCGAACGTACAAACTCAATGTCTTCTTCTTCACACTCAGTAGCCTCATTAATCAGCGCACGGTCAAATTCCCATGATTTCACCTTGTCGGGCTTATCCAGTCCGTTAACTACCAGTGTTGACCCATTAGGATACTCGAAAGCGGCGGGCCTGATTTTGTTACCGCCAAAGTAGCGCACGCCCTCACGAGGGTCAAGCAGTTCACGATAGGTAGCCGTTGCTGAACCTGCGAGGGCCGTATTGGTTTTGCGAGCAAGCAGAGCCTTTGCACCTGGATAGATAAGAAGCTCCATATGAATTTTGAATAACGCGCCGTAGGTTTTTCCCGTACCCGCAGGGCCATCAAGACACACCTCTAAGTCTCGACAAGAGCCAAGCGCAAGGGATGCACCGCGTAACTCAGGTGAGGATATTTTGACCTCTTGAAGAGCGGAAACAGTCACAATAAGCGGCCTCCCTCTACCCATTCCCAGGGGAATTTATTATTTTTGCTTGTGTTACAAGAGGGGCAAGCCAGCACGAGGTAACTCATATCATTGGCGGGGATATCCGTACCGATAACTCGACTTAATGGGTAGGTATGATCGATATGATAGACATACTTTCCTTTGACTCTTTCAAATTTGGCATGACCACAAGCCGCATAATAACAACGATAGTGTTGACGCTTCAATTGCTCTTCGATTTGTTGAGGGGTAGAAAAACCGAGAATGGCCTGTTGACGCACACGGCGGTTATTCTGATTGGTACGATGCGCAAGCCGCCCATGTTCGCTACGTCGGTATCGCCTATTTTGTGCGTTACGATGCTCACGATGCGCAAGATCATAAGCCCTTCGCTCAGCACGGTGTTGAACATTGTACCTTGCACCATATGCTCTTTCGTGCTCTTTGTTTGCCTCGTGCCAAGTTGATCTATAAATCTTGCGCTCAGCACGATGGGCAGCATTATACCGCGCTCTATACTGTCTTCTTTCGTCTTGATGCTCCTGGTTATACCGTGTGTAGCCCTCTTTCACTTTTTCAGGATGTTCAGCACGATACTGAGTACTGTAAGCCCTCAGGTGCTCTTGATTATCTTGATAATATCCTTTGCGTTGCCCACTTATCTCTTTACGGTGCTCAGCATAATATGCATGGTTATAAGCAAGCCGTTCTTCACGATGATTAGCTCTATAGCGTTTTAATTCCTCTTTATGCTCTGCTGCATACGCTTTCTTTTGTATGTTGCTGCATTGTTTACACTTTGATTGTAACTCGTCTTTGCTTCTTTTATCAGGGGAAAAGTATTCACGAGTAAGGGGGAGCATACGTTCACATATGCCAGTACATTGCTTGCGGGGCGTGTTGTCTTGAGGTATCATGTCCATTGCTAGTCTCCTAATCAGATTAGCGAGTTCAGAGAGTGTTAGTGCATTCTCTGAACACAACAATATTTCCCTCTCATTATAGCATAGATTGGCTTGTGAAGCAAGTTTATTCATGCTTTGCCTCTACTGCTAAATACCCGTTTGGCACCTCACGCACAACCACCACATTGCCCGTCAGTGCTGTATCAACAGGCGTATCCAGTCCCATCAGTTTCGCGCGGCGCTCTTTGGCGGCCAGAATGCGATCAGCTGCGTAGAGACGAAAGGTATTGTTTTTGTTGAGAAAGAGTTCCCAACATTCCGATTCCAGCAGATCAAGGGACACCGATTCTTCTTGTTGCAACAGTTTCACATCAGCCGTCACACAGCGCGACAATTCCCGTTGCACCGCGTTATGCGCCGCGCCGCGTGAGGAAAAACCCGCTTTGGTGGCGACCTCATCCCAGGACAGGCGCTGCGCACGGTAGCGCATAGCTAATTGCGCCTTCATGGCTGCATTCACATCGCGGGTGCTATTACCTTGCGTATTACCCCCTGTGTTTTTTGGCTTGCCTCGGCTCATACCTTCAACCTCTCACGCTCCACAACCACACGCCTATTCTGCTGCTTTGACCAATAGCCCAACGGTGTGACTCTCGATTGTGGTGACTCGTGATGTGCGACAGCCCCGCGCTGTCGCTGGCGATACCCCCGTACAGCCAGCACAGCGAAGAGCCCCACAAGAAACAAGGAGACCAGGAGAAGCACGACCAGTGCCGCGAGGGTGAAGAGGTCTAGCAAGATTTGGGTTGTGCTGAGTTGTGCTTCAATCATGCTTCGTACAATCCCCGCTAATCACTCTGCCATAGGGCGCGTAGTATTCGCATTCACAGAACCAATAGCGATAATCAAGCAAGCTCATGAGCGCACAGTACAGCCGTGTATAGTGCTTCCCTGAATACCCCTTGCGGTAGTAAGTGAATATGCTCATTTCGCCTCTTGCTTGCTTATCATCTTGTGTACATCTGCATAACAGCTTGTGTATCTAATCCCACAATGAGGGCAAAGCCACTTGTGGGATGTGCTGCTGTTTCTGCAATGCCTGATAGGCTTGCTTCAACACTTTTTCATTCCTACGGTGATATGCACCCGCTATATCGTGAATAGCCTCGATCACAACCTGATGGTATCGATTAGAAATGCTAATCCACAAATCACCCTTGCGCATGTTCTTTTGCGCAACTGAGAATGCACCTGCTCCAACATGACCGATATCACCCCAGAACTGAATAGGCCGCTTGACGTTTGGCAGAAACATAGTTCCTGAAAAGTCAGGACGATCTGCAAAGGTGAGAATACCCAGGCGTTTCCAGTAAAAGTCATTCCAGAACAAACGCCCACAATAGGCATGGTCGCTGGTATGTTCCCAGTCAGGCCAATCGTCGCGCTCAGGTGCTTGCTTCAAATCGTACTTCATGACGGTATAGATCGCATGGCCTATAAACCAGCTTGCTATGGCTTCAATTGCTGACTTTGCACCATCCCAACTTTCGATACGGTGAAAATCGATAATGTTGAGGTCAACTA